ATTATGGATTACTTTAAACTATTCGCAGAGATAAACATTCCAAAAGAAACTTTGGATTCTATAAAACCAAGTAGACGTAGGTTGTTAAAGCCTACTGCTAAATCTAAGCAGAAGAAAGGACAAAGAAATGCCAAGAGATAATCCTGTCTACAAGAAAATTAAAAATGAAATTTTAAACAATCCAAAAACTGATGGATGGAAAAGTACAGACTTAAAAAACTTAGCAGATGGAAGTACATCTTCAGTCAGGCAAGTATGCGATCTATTAGTTGATCAGGAATTTTTAGTTAAAAAAGAATTAGAGAACACAAAGAAAGGAGAGTGTCGTGTAATCTATTTTAGACCTCTAGAAAATGGAGGTGACATTTATGGAGTGGGTATGTCGAATAAAATAAATGTACATAATATCTTTGCATAAAAAAACCCCCATGATCCTGGATGTATAGGAGTCAACCAGGTATGGGGGTAAAGGAACAAAACGAAACTACAATAGAAGTTTAACACATAAATAAAAGGAATTGTTATGCCATTATTTCAAGTTATTGCACAAGAAATTAATGAAAAGATTTATACAGTAGAGGCTACTGACGAGGACGAGGCTGTAGAATTTGTCAATGCTGATCTTGATGGTACTTGTAGTAGTGCAGTTACATTGGAGGAAACCAACTTTAAGGGGGGTGAAATACAACACGTTGAAAAATTAAATTAATTTAAACAGTTCATTTTTATAGGAGATTTATTAAGTATGGCTAAGAGAAATCCTGTTGTTCAGGATCAACTTAAAAATCCTAACAGATCCAACAAGGTACACGGAGATAAATTAAAAAACCTAGTTGATAAACTTAAAACTAAAGAGGGCTACGATGAATTTAGTAGACCCTCTAACACACATTGTGGAGGACGAGGATGACAAACTATATGTTTCCAACACTAGTATCTTTGATAGAGTCTATCCCTGAAAATCTCAGGGGTGGACACCCACAAAACTATCATGTGGTTTACACAACTGTTTGCCAATACTTAAAAGTAGAAACAGTTGTTCGTAGATACTTTTCAGACTACAGAGAGGCTAAAGATTTTCTTAGACAGATTCAAAGGGAGATTAGATACTAATGAAATTACTACTATGGGGTTCTATATTTTTCTTATCAACATTTTTTTTACCATTTATTTTATAGGAGATTTTACTAATGGTTAATATCGACATTGCTTTATATCATCAATTCACTTACAAGGATGGGCAAATGCCCCCAACTCCTAGGGTAGTATCAGAAAAAGATACAGTTATAAAGATATATGAGGACAGCTCTACATATGTATACTGCATACCTTTTGAGTTAGAGGACTCAATTTCTTCGAGCCTTACAAATTTGTTAGCAGATTTTAGTGAGTCAGCTACTTATAGAAAGCAGACGGCTGAAGAGATGGGTGACTATCAATTGACTATGAAATATAGACTACCTCGATAAAGGATAAGCTATGAATTTTAATGACAGCCATGATTTTCTTGAGTACCATTATGAGAAATATTTTCAGCAATGGAAGTATGATAATTGGATTACCATTATGTCAAAAGATAGCATGGAAATTTTTAGATTATTTACAGATTATATTTTTGATAGATATGAGTAAGCCAACTTACAAATGGAATAGTGACAGGTCAAGAGGGTGTGAGATTCATGCATCCTCTGACAATACTTTTAAAATATATTTTTATACAGGTAACACATCCGAACCTGACAGTTGCATCCCAAGGGTAGCTTATGGGAGAAAGTTTGCAGATAGGATGGTTGATTATCATTTATGCAAGGGAGCAAGTTAATGCCTAGAAAAAAACCAACTACTGTAGGTATGGTAGTAGAGGACTACGTTAAGTCTTTATCCTATGACAAACTATCGGACAACACTCAAAGAGATTACACTTACTTTATATCTATATGCTGTGGGGCTAGTCCACATGGCACAGATTTATATGATCATAAGGTCAGGACTTTGACTACACCTATGGTGCAGAAAGCCTACAATCAATGGGCTAAACGTGGTGTACCTACAGCTAATCACACTCGATCTGTTATGAGTAGAGTATTTAATTACGGAATAAAGGTAGGACTATGTATGCACAATCCATTTACTCATATAGAAAAGTTATCTCACAGGACTAGACAAGAGGTGTGGACACAAGAACAGATTAAACAATTCCTGGATACTGCATACTCCAAGTTTGAGTGGAGATCGGTAGGACTCATAGTTCATATGGCATACACATGGTGTCAGAGACTAGGGGATATGACTAACTTAAAATTTGAAAACTATTCTTTTGAGGATCAAGTATTAAAACTAGAGCAATCAAAACGTAGGGCAAGAGTTGAGTTACCTACACCTGACTCACTACATAAGATACTTGTGCAGCAGCACAAAGACATGGGATTTCAACCTTACATAGCACCTCGAATAGCCTACGGAAAAATCCAGGAGAAACCTTACGACAAAGTTATGTTAGGTACTATAGCTAGGAACATTCGTAATAAGGCAGGACTACCTGACAACCTGTGGATTATGGACATGAGAAGGACAGGTACAACTGAAATGGTTGAGGCTAGTGTACCTTTGCCACAGATCATGTCAGTTACAGGTCATGCTAATGCTCAGTCTTTAAAACCTTATATGAAAAACACATTGACATCTTCTTCAGAAGCCTATAGACTCCGTACTGCAACAGGCAAAGGTGATATACTGTGAACATACTTAGTTATGTAGAGGACTTAGACTTATCAGATGGACAAAAGCATAGAGGTAAATGTCCTGAGTGTGGTAGGTCAAATACTTTTACAGCTACTAATCAGATGGGTAAGCTAGTATGGAACTGCTATGCAAATAGTTGCTCACTCTCAGGTGCTAAGAACATACTAATGTCGGTAGATGAAATAAGGAAACGTATGAAAGACTTTAAAATAGATAATGAGTTAGCATTAGATCATTTAGAAAAAGCAAACTATCCATATAAAGATAAAAAGATTAATGTAAAACTACCTGAAGTATTTGTAATGCCTGAATATCTAGTTCCTTATACAGCTTATGATGGTAATTCAAATGATGCATTGATATATGAATTTTGTGATGGCTATGGACTTTGGGCAGCAGACTTAGATTTATACTATGATATTAAAGAAGATCGAATTGTATTTTCAGTTCAGGATAATGGAGTAATAGTAGATGCTGTAGGTAGAGCACTTGATGATAGTGTTGTACCTAAATGGAAACGATATGGTACATATGCTGAAGGATTTATTAGGGGTCAACATCAATTAGCAATAGTAGTTGAGGATGTTGTGAGTGCTTGTGTGATTGAGACTTTAGGGGCAACAGGTGTGGCTATATTAGGAACTACACTTAATGCAAATCACATTGAGGCTCTTAGAGGTTTTAAAAGAGTTATAGTTGCACTTGATCCTGATGCAGCAGAGAAGACTATTGCTTATACTAAAATGCTAAGAGCAAATGGAGTTCATACATTAGCTTTAAAATTACTTGATGATATTAAGTATAGGAGAGAAGAGGATATCGCATTTATAACAAATACAATAAAGGAATTTAATGGAACATTCACTACTAAAGAGTTTGCTAAGTAAGGATTTTTATGAGAGTACTAAAAATCTTTGCACAAGTAATCTATTCACTAAGGATTTAAGAAAGATTAAACAGGTAGTTGATAATGCAATGTCTGATTATCAACGTGACCTACAGCTAGACGAGGTTAAAGGTTTATTCTTTACATCTAATCCAACACTAACTACATCTCAAAAGCAACAGTTTAATTTATATTTTAAGCAGATAGATAATGCATCAGCCGTAGGCATTGATGTAGCTACTGACTTACTATCTAATTTAAACAGGCAGTATGTGGGAGAGGTTGTAGCTAATCTAGGATTTCAATATGTCAATGGGGATCAGACAACACTTGAACCTTTAAAAAATATTATTGAGAATTACCAAGATAATTTTATGCCATCTGTTAAGACAGACTTTGTGGACAATAGTGTTGAGGGTTTAATAGCTAGTGCTAGTAGTAGTAACAAGTGGCAGTTCAACATCCCCTCTTTGTTTCAGGGTGTCAATGGACTTGACAATGGGATGCTGTTTGTCATAGGTGCTAGATCAAATGTAGGTAAGTCTAGTTTCCATGCGACTCTTTGTGCTAGTCCAAATGGTTGGGCTAGTCAGGGTGCTAGGATTCTTATCCTATGCAATGAGGAAAAGCCTGAGAGAATAGCATCAAGATATATGACAGCCTGTACAGGTATGACTATGAAACAAATTATCAAGGACAAGAATGAGGCTCATAGATTGTATGATCCTGTCAGGGATAATTTAAAATACTTAGATGCCACAGGT